ATGATAATTCCAAATGACATGATTAGCCATGTAGGTAAGATATTTCAAGGTGAGTATGCTATAGAACGTATGGGTAAAAGCCCTTATATCATTGATATAGGTGCTAATGTAGGTGGCTTTGCAGTATGGGCAAATGAATTCTTTGATAACCCAAAGATAGATTGTTATGAGCCTATAAAAGAAAACTTTAACTTGTTAAGACAAAATACAGCAGGAACTGACATAGCCATTAGAAACTGTGCCATTGGTAAAGAAGATGGTGAACGTATGATGTATTACGGATTAAATAACTGTGGTGAAGCTAGTATGTTTCAAGGCAAAGAACAAAGAGCAGAAGGTGAAATGGTTAAAGTAATGTCTGCTAAACATTTGCCAGAGTGTGCCATTATGAAAATAGATACAGAAGGTGCAGAGATAGAGATACTAGAAAACTTGACTGTGCAACCAGTAGTATTTCTTATAGAATTCCATAGTGCATGGAATAGAAGGCGTATAGATGAATTATTGTATGACTATACCTTGATAAATTGCACAATGCGTGGTTATAATTACGGAATATTAAAGTATTTAAGAGGTAACTTTTAATGTATACAAAACTAGATGACCAACGACAAGCAAAATTTATAGTTAATTACATACAAGAACATCCTAGATGCAGCATTAAAGAAATTGTGCAACAATGTGCAACAAACAGAACTAGGTTAAAGTATTTAGAAAATCAAGGATATTTTAGTTTGCCTAAATGGACTTATAGTAATGAATTAGATAAACGATTTAAAAATAGAAACTATGTATCTGTAACTGTAGGAAGGGAGTATGGCAAATGGAACGAGCAGAAAAGATATTAGACATAATAGTATGGTTGTTGATTGTTGGTGGTATGGGTTGGTTTGCTTATGGATGCTATACATTAATTGATTTATTTTTTATAAGGGGATAGTAGTGGATATTGATAAAATATTAAGTGAAAGGCAAGACCAATATGGTGATTTTTTTAATAGGTCTAAAATATCTCAAGACTTTAAAAATTTAATTCGTCAAGGTGAGTCTTATAGGTTATTAAAGGCAGACCAAAAAGAAGCATTAGAAATGATTGCTACAAAAGTAGGTAGAATTGTTAATGGCGACCCTGATTATCTTGACTCATGGTTAGATATACAAGGTTACTGCCAATTAGTTATTGATAGAGTTCGTCAGGATAAGATTGATGCAGATAATGCTATTGATATGTATATTGTAGATGGTGTTCCTAAAGAAACAGCAGTTCAATTACAAAGGAGTGATGATGAATAAGATATATTGGGTATTTATTGTGGTAATGGCAGCATTAGCTATTTGGGGAACTGAACAAGCATTTAGTCAAACAACGACCATATTTGCACCAGATGGTACTGTAACTGTATGCACTACAGGCAAAGATATGATTATATGTGTATAGGTATCAAATTTAAAAGATAATGCGTTATAGACCATTTAGCAAGCGTTATACAGGCATTTAATCGTCTAGTTCTGGCACTTCTGAATAAACGGATAGCCCATCACCACTAATTTCGATGTGGCTTCCGTCATCTAGAACTATAATAAGCACGTCTTCACCATAGTAGGAATCTGCTTCTACTATCATTTTACCTACCATATGCTCACAAAGTTTTTCTATATTCATAATTTTCCTTATATGCTGATAGCGGACTCTTTGGACAACTGTTCCGCCTTCGCTGCTCGACTCCATGTCCCACATTGCTGGCATTGAAACCTCTGATAATGTCTAGTTGTAGTAATAGCAGTACCACGTTTTTGTAATTTGCTAGAACCGCAATTTGGACAACAAGAATTTGCGGAATACGCATTATGATTAGGATGGTTTTTAATCCATGCCTTAAATTTATCATAAACTTTTTCTAACAAAACAACATCGTTTTTATTGTACTCTTCCATAGTTTTCCATGCCTTACGGTCATCATTCATACACTTGACCCATAAAGTATGTCCTTCATGCTCTGTCTTACTACCTAATCCTAAAGCCTGTGAAACATAATCTAATTTGTTAGAAACAAACCTAAATTGCCTTCTTGCTACTTGTAATAAATCTATCTGTTTGGAGGGTGCTGGAGGAGGCATACCAGAGAGTAAAAACTCTTTATGTAGTATGGGTATGTCAAACCTAGAACCGTTATAGTGGACTATGGCATCAGCTTCATCAAGAAGTTTATGCACAGATTCCAACATTTTTTGTTTACCAGATTTTTGAATAGAATCAAACATGATTTTAGATTCACCATACCACTTGGCTGCATAGCATAAAGTATAGGATGATTCTAATAATTGGTTTATAGAGATGTTTTGGTCAAAAATACCCCAGACATGAGCAGTATTTGGTGCTACTTCAATATCAATTAGTAAAATTTTCATAATAGTCTCTAATGTTTAGATAAACTATTATATACTATAAATCCAAAAAACAAGAGTAATACATACTTCAAATGGTCAATGGCACAAAGCAATCCGCAAATTAAATACTCTACCATATTTTAATTGTAGCTTTTTTATCTTCTTTAAGTTTATTAAAAAATACATCGTATGCTAATTTAGAATTTCCTATGAAATCTTTACCTGCATATGTATGACCTAATAAAATACATCCATCTGTATCTTTAGATGTATTGCCAGAATGTATTCTAACGCCTGTAAAATTAGGTACGTTTAAAATATGAGGCATAGGTTTGCCAAATCTAGCAGAATCATCAATGATAACATCGTAAGTTCCAGCAGGAATAGCTGTTTTTCCATCTACTTTAGCTCCATCTCTAACAACATCTTCTAAAGTGTAACAAAAATAAACATTATTTAAATACATTCTACCTACGGTATATGTATCATTAAATTCAAACCTTTTAACTTCAATTAACATTTTTGTCCACATAATGTAAGGCTTGTGTTAAGTATTGCATGGCATACATAAAAATAATAGAAAAACCCATAGCACCAAATAACAAAGCTACTATTAATAATTTAAGAATAGTTAAGCCTATCCAATTAAGTATGTTTAATACAATCATTTTTTAAGTGTCAAGTACATTCTTTCGCCAATAACAAAAGACATACAAGCTCCAGTCATGTCAAGGAATACTGCTACTACAGATGCACCTACAATTTCTGGGTTGAACACTACTATAGCAGTAAATAACATTATAGCACTGATAATGACATATCTGAATGAAGCTCTTAAATCTACAATCCATTTAGAAGGTTCGCCATTTACACCGTCTAGTGCTGCTAAAGCCTGTAGTTTTGCAGCTTCTGCTTCCATGAGTTTTACTCGTTCTTCTACATTCTGTGGTTGTCCACCAGCACCGCCTGTAAACTTGGCAATGATGCCACGAACACCATCACTAAAAGCTGGGACTAAAGCTGGTAATATTAAAGATGCGATTGAACCGAACATTATTTATTCCTTTTCTTTTTAGGTTCTTGTAGTAATCCACTTACAGGAATAGCCATAACACCTGCTAGTATATCATTCTCATTTATTCTTGCTGGGTCAAATGCTGCAAATGGTGACCTAAAATTAGATGGTAAATTAGATACATAATGTTGTCTTGATGGCAACATATCTGCACCTTCTTTAATTAACCATTCTGGCGTTTCTTCATGCGTTCTAATAATTGCATCTTTACCTAATTTATCTAACTTTTTAAGTAATGCTTGATTGCCAGAAACATTTAAATATTCAAATGGATTTTGAGTTCCTACATTTAAAGCTCTATCAGTTCTTACTGCTAATGGGTAAGATGTTGCGCCACCTTCATTAATATTTATAGCATATTGTGCTGTTTCTGGTAAATAGTTAGTAGTATATATACCAGGTCCTTCTGCGCCCATTCTGCTCGGTATTAATTCTTTAATGTTTGGATTAGAACTTCCATGACCATATCCAAATTCAAAACTTAATGCTTTAGCTCTATCCATAGCAGTATTACCTTCTGGTAATCCTAACATATTTACTGCGTTCTTTTGTGCTACTTCATGTGCTAATTCTTGTTCTGTTTTGCCAAGTAATGTTTTAGTAACATCACCAACTTTACCTGTAGATAAACCTAAATAAGGGTCTTGTAGATAAGAAGGCATTTGTGCATAACCTTCTTTGTATCTTTGTGCTGCAGGAAAGTTTCCTTGTAAAATATCCCAGATGCTTGCCATTTATAATTCCTTTGGGTCATAGCCAAGTGTATTAGCTACTCTTTTCTGTAGTTTTAAAAATAATCCTTTGTGGCTTACATATTTTTCTGTTTTAGGTGACTCTAAATAACATATCATGTGTATGATTTCGTGGCATAGAGTCTTGAGAACTGTATCTAGATGACCACATTTTGCAGTAGATATTGTGATGATATGAGGTTCACCGTTTTCTGGAGGTTCATATTGTCCACAGATAGTATCGTCATGCACTACTACAAAGTCTACTTTAGATGCAGGTGGTAACTTATATTCGTCAAATACAGGGAACTCTATTAAAGCCGAATAAAGATTGGCAATGTTGTTCTCTGTAATAAATGTCATATTGTGGCTTTAGGTTTAAATAGTTTAGCGTCAAATACTGCTGTTTGGTTTATTTCTGGAAAGTATATATAGACTGCGTGCTTACCTTCGTAACTGTCAGACCTCCAGCAACCTTCATGGTTGGCATGACCTTTGTCAGTTGCATAGGCAGCATAGTCATAACTTTGCAATCCCATTTTCTTAAATGCACATTCTTCAGATGTTAGTACTATTTCGCCTACTTCTGTAACCATGCTCATTTCTTTTACAAGTTCTTTAGCATAAGGAGTATTCATTAAGAATAACCAAAATACTGCTAGGATTGTAAAATAAACAAGAACTTTCATTTGTTTAACCAATGGTTAGCAATAAATGTCATAAAGCCACCAATAGCAGAAGCGATAGCCATACCTGCCCAAAAGCCACCTTTAGATTTGTTAGCAAGCTCTAGAAGTAGTTTAATATCTGTTTCTAGGTTCTCTACTTTATCTTGAAGGTTTTGTACTTGAGCAATTAACTTTCCATACTGTATTGGATCAATTTCATTACTCATTATTTTTTCCTAATAAACTAGGCATTACGGACAATGCTCTTGGTGATTGTTGGTTAATAAATTCCCTAATAGCTGGGGCTAACTCTGGTCTTTCTGTTAATGCTTTATTAATTAGCTTTTGTGATATAGGATTGTATATTCCATAAGTTCCAACAGCAGCTGTAAGATAATTTGGAATACCAGCTAATGCTGCAGTACCTAAACCAATTACATTACCAGCAGCTCTAATATATGGATTAGCATTACTTATTTTGTTCCCAATAACATTTTTAGCTGCATCAGATATGTTTTGTAATAGTGCGTCACCAGTAGCATATTTACCTTTGCTAGGTTCTAATTGTCTAACAGCACTAGCAAATTGTGCTGGAGTAAATTCACCCATATCAGCACCTGCTGCACTTGCAGCTTTTTCTGTACGTTTAAACATAGCCCATGCTTTATTTGTTTTTTGAAGTTCATTAGCTAAATTCTTGCCATTAACTTCACCAAGATTTTGTGCATGACGTTGAATCATATCTGTTAAATTAGATTTTAATTGTGAACCAGCATCAGCAAGTGTATTAGCATATACATTATCACTTCTGCGTAAAGAATTGATTTGTTTACTTAAATTGCTTTCAGCTTTCTTCAATGATTCTGCAGTAATATATCCAGATTCATTTTGTGCTGTTCTTAATGGATTAAGCATGAAATTAAACTTACCAATTTCTTCTGTACCCATGCCACTTTTACGCAACATATTTGTTAATTCATAAGTTTGTTGATTAAAAATACCATCAACTTTAATAGCACCTAAATCATTTAAAACGTTATCGTAACTAGCTTGAATTTTTTGTTTAGTATAACTTAATGGATCACGACCTTTAAGATTTTGAGGAAGTTTTTCATCAACATTATCAAGAATTTTATTAAATAAACCAGTTCTAAATTTTTCTTCATTTTTAGTTCTAGCATTAGCAATGATGTCACCAATAATAGGAAGTGAAGTAGCTTTTTCTTCGTAAAGATTTGCACGACCACCTAATGTTTGACCAATTGTTGGAGTAACACCCATTTCTTTGAGTGTTTTAATTTCTGCATTAGTAGAAGCATTAGGACTAATTACTCTACCTAAAGAACTTGTAACTACAGGTAATAACCCGCCAGTAAGTACACCAGTACCAATATTACTTTGCAATTCTTCTTGTGAAGTAGTAGGTGCTAACATGCTATAAATACCACCAGTTCCAGCACCTGTTAATACTTTACCACCAATACCAGTTGCAACATTAGTAGGTGAAATAAGCGTTGTAGGATTAACAATATTACCACCAATACGAGCCCAATCTACACCTTCTGGAGGTACATAGTTTTGTCTAGTTTGTGCAATGTCTTGTTGAATTTGTTCAGCAGCAGGTTTTTGTCCTGTAGCTTTTAAACCAATATCAAAAGATTTTTGACCTAATACATTCATTAAATTAATAAGTGGATTTGTTGTAAATGCTTGAGGAGTTTTACCTACTTCAATGGCTCTTTGAGCCCCACCTAGAAATGGCTCTTTAAATCCAGTAGCAAATCTTTCGCCTATAGGTGTTACAGGTTTCTTTTTTAATTCTTCTTTAGTAATTCCAAGAAATTCATCTGGATTAAAATTGCCAGAAGATTGTAAATATTCATCTGGATTAAAAGCCATTATTTAACCCCTAATTTTTGTTTAATTAATTTTGATCTAGGATCATTTGGATTTGCATTAGCCCATGATAGTGCTTCTTGATCTTGAGAACTAACATTTGATTCTTTTGATTTTACTTGTTCTTCTTGCACTTTTTTAGCTTTATATGTTTCAGTTAAATTTGGTTTAGCATTAGCACCAACTGCTTGTAATTTACCACTACCAAACAATTTTTCCATGTTGTCAAGAGCAGCCAAGTTAGCTTTAATATCCAAATTAGGATCTGTAGCTGCAGAAAGATACATTTTAAGTTCTGCATTAGAATCCATTTGTTTAGAACTCATGCCTGTAGCTTGTTTAATAGATTGTAATAACAATGGTCTTGCTTGTGCAATTTCGTTACGAATAGATTGAGCTTGTGTACCAACTTTTTGACCAACAATTTGACCTAACCCAGATGATTCTGCACCAGCAATAATGTTGCTTATTGTGCTTTTATCTGGATTTACAATACCACCCATTTTATCTAATTGAGTATATTTATCTCGCAAGTTACCAATTTGAGTGTCAAAATCTGAAGCACCAGATAATTGTTGCTGTCTCTTAATATCTGCTGGACCACCTACAATAGGTTCTAATGAACCATCTGGTTTCATAGCAAATCCTACAGGTATTCTACCTTGACTTAATATTTGTTTTTGATAAGCAGTCATTCCAACTTTTTCTCTACCAGTTTCACGACCATATTGGTCATAAGAAATTAATTGGTCACCAACTTCTTTTTGGGTAACTTTTGGCAATAATGCTTCAGCTTGTTTATCCATAGGCAAATATGGAATAACATTTTCTGTGTAAAATTTAGCACGTTCATCTGGATTCATTCCAGTTGGTAATTGATTATACTTATCAATAGATTCTTTTAATTTTGCTTTATTAGTTTTTTCTAATTGCAAATCAGAAAGTTTTTGTCCTGTAATATAATCTGATGTTTGTTTATTGTAAGTATTTTGAGCTCCTTGTTGATATCCACCAAGAACATCACCAATTAAAGCACCATAACCTCTGTTTTGATTTTTAGGTGCTTTTAAATATGATATAGTCCCACCAATAAGACCTTGTTGAAGAGCTCTATTTCTTATTTTATCAGCTTCTAAAGGAAACATTTGATCTAAATAATTAGGAGCATCTGTGCCTAAAAGACCAGACAATCCACCACTTGTTATGTCGTCATACCATGCCATAATTTTTCCTTAATATCTTTGATTTAAACGAACTAGTTGTGCTTTTTCTTCATCTGTAAGAGGGATGCGTGTTTTTAAAGCATCTAATAATCCCATTCTATTATCTTTTGTTTGACCTATTTGTAAACCTGTATCTAAATTTGAAGAAGGATTTGTATTCCAATTAGGTGCTTCAACCATACTTGGATTACCTTGTCTTATAGGGGTTGACCTATCTTGCATAGGAGCTTCAGGAGTTGGAGTTGCTACATCTACAGCAATTTTAGCAGAAGATAAAGGATTATTTTTTACATAATCTACAGCATTAGATGGAAGATTAGATATATAATTTCCTACTTTATCCATCATGTTTAAAGGCGTTCCTGTACTATTTGTTGCTAAAGAAGAGCCCATTTCTTGTGATAAAGGATTAGTATATCCAACTGCAGATGTAGTTGCTGAAGGTGCTGCATTAGCACCTAATGCAGAATAGCCACCACTTCCAAAACTTACAGGTGGAGTTTCTATGCCTTTTATATTAGAAAGAAAACTTCCTAATCCACTTGTAGCACCACTACCAATTCCAGATGCAACACCAGCACCAGTAAGGTTACCACCACCAATTAAACCTGCACCAGCACCTTGTCCTAAAGTTCCAGCAGCAGCTCCAGCACCTTCAGCAGCACCAAACAAACCTCCAGCACCACCTAGTCCACCTAAAGCACCGCCCATAAGAGCACCTGTAAATGGGCTTTTACCCATAGCAGCAGAGCCTAAAGCACCAACTCCTGCACCAATAATCATTGGCATACCCATATTATTTACCTACCTTACCTGCTACATAGCAAATTGGCTCAATGATTGCACGATAGATACGACCTAATGGGTCTCTACGTTTACCACGCATTTCTTTCCATAAGTCAGCAGTTCTGTGACGTGCAATATGCTCTGCAATTTTGCGTACAATTTTGCGAGTCCATGTTTGTTTTGCATTAAACGCAAATGCAACCACTGGTAAGAATAATTTATGGTATCCTTTTTCAATTGTTTTAGCATTAGGCATTGTAGCTGAATGTTGTAACCAGATAGCTTGACGGAATGAGCCAAAACCATATGCTTGATTCATAGCTGTACATACTATCTTGCCACCACCAGATTGTTGAGTAGTAGATACAGTACCTGTAGGAGCACCATAAGCAGCACCAAGATAAGCAGATAGTTTTTGATATGGTTTATTTTGTTCAAAGTTAAATCTATCAATGTCAGCTTGTAATGCAGTTTTTTGATAATCTTCCGCAGTCTTACCTACATTCATAAGTTGTTGGATGTCACCATAGTCAGCTTGTGCAAGTGCAGGTGCATTTGCAACAGCTTGGTTTTGCATAGCACGTTCACCAGCATAGTTTTGATAAGCAAGTTCACCATATTTATTAGCAAGAGTATTAGCTAAAGTATTAGCAGCTCTGTTTTGAATATCAGCACCTACGTTAGAACCATAACGACCTGCCATAGATAAAGAACCTTGTGCTTTAGCAATAGCGTCATTATAGGCTTGTGTAGCTTGTTGAGTAGGACCAGCAAGAGCTTGTGTAAAGTATGGGTTACCAGCACTTAAATAGTCACCTTGAATAGAACTTAATTGTTGTTGTTGAGCAGCAGGAAGTAATGGACTACCAGCTCTAGCACGAGCTTCTGCTTGTGACAATGCTGATGTTGTTTGTCCAGATGGGCTAACATAAGTTTGACCACCATAATATTCTGGAGTAGATGTTTGATAAAGACCTTTAGCTTCATTCAGACCATACTCTACAAATGGTCTAATAGTAGGGTCTAGTTGATTATTAGTTTGAGATGTTTGACCACCACCTCCGCCACCACCTTTGTAGAATGTAAAGTTGTCTACTAAATTAAATAGCCAATTATTAAGATTAATCATGTTATTTGTTTCTCCACTATAATATATCTGTTTTCAAATCCGTAAGCACGCTTCCAAAGCCTTGCTACTGCTTCAAATGCTGCTCCCTGTATTTTTGTGCCACCATTGGCTTTGACCCATTGTTCAAACTCACTAAAGCCTTGTTTGTCTGTCTTTCCACCAATAGCTGTGATAAATGCTACTCTGTCGTTAGGATAATTAATCCATTCTATAGTCATAGCACACTTAATTACTAAATCTTCTTCTGCACCGACACAAAGAACTTGTCTGCCTTGTGTAAGCAATACTTTAAGTTGGTCAAGGTCATACTCACCACCAGAATGAGCCATAGCTCTATCTAGCATATTCTCTACCTTATCCCATGTTTGTTGGATATGTTCTGTAGGGACTACATAAAACTTTAGCACTCAAACCTCCATGTATAAGGTCTGAATCCTAGTTTAGGTGCAATCTTTTCAAAGCCCTTACGATAAGAACTAAATGTTATTTCTTTAGCATTCATCTGATGAGCAATGTCAGCTATCTGTTTAAGACCTTCTGATAGTATGTCATGTGAACTACTATAAGCAGCCCATACATGAAGAGAGTTATTTATAAGCTGTGTTATAATATAGCCTATAAAGTAACCGTCTTTAATACCTAGATATAGTTGAGCCTTGCCTACCTTAATATCACAATAGGCATCTTCTGGAATCCAATCACCACCTAGTTCAGCTATTTCAGAAAGACTTGGTTTGATTTGATTCCAAACTTGTTTTAATTCGTTTGGGTTGACGTATTTAAGTTGCATTATCCTACTATTATATACTTATATGTTCTGACTGCTGCATGGTTTCCGTAGTGAACTACGCAAGAACCTTGTGCAAAAGTATCAAAATAAATGTCTACTAATTCAGCAGCAGAATCATGGTTGACAGGCATAAATAAGATGACTGAATCAAAACCTATACGTTCATTATAAAGTGTTGAGCTAGTGGCAAGTGCTGTAGTTACAAAGTCACCTGTATTGTTACTTTTACCTTCTATAAGGTTATTGACTACTTCTGATATTTCTCTAGGCGTAGAACCAGCAGGGTCTAATTTACGATACATTATCTAGCACCATTAGTTGTAGAGTCTACATCTACCCCTATAGCGTGTGTCCATGTGCCTGTAGGTACGACTTTAAGTCTATGATAACGACCATAAGACCTTAAAGGCACTCTACCTTCTTGGGATGCTGCAACGCCTGTTGAGAATGTAATAGTGTCATCTAGCTCACGTCTGGAAGCTACGGATACTGTTGCTGAACCATTATCTACTTGTGGTCTTGCTAATGTTACAACAGAGTTATAACCAAATTCTAATTCACCTACGATAAGAGAAGCTGTGGTACTAGCACCTGTAAAGGTGACTATTTTAGTGTTATCTATACCACCAAAAATAAACTTACCACCTGCCCAGAACCTATTGTCAAAAGATGTAGCAATAGAGTCTACTGTGCCATAAGCATCTAAACCTTCTAGGGTAATAGTAGCACTCGCTAGAGAAGCTACATATTCTGTAGTGGTATCAGCACTTGACCATTTCTTTACTAGCCAATTATAAATAAGAAGTGAACGACCAGCAGAAGTATTAGGATAATTCCATATTACAATATTATTTACAGGATCTACAGCAGCACTTATGGTATCTGATAAAGCAGTATTCAAATTTGTGTAAAAAAACTCATCTACTTTATCGTTACCTATGTTAAGAATATTTTGACCATCATAAGCATAGAAACCATCATCTGATAAGAAGTAAGTAGTAGGACCATATTGTGTAATTGAACCTACAGAGTTACATCCTAAATTTCTTGAGATAGCATCAAATTGGAAAAATAAAGGGCTTCCAACATAAGTCATTTTTATCAATGCTCGGTCTAGTAATATTAGACCTGCTTCACCACCTGTAATCCCTACTATGTTTCCGCCTTCAGGAATCAACTGATAATCTGACTGACTTGCACCACCTGATGTCCAATTAGTTTCATCATTAATATCTGACCATTGAACTTTATTAGACTCAAGATCTATGTATGCTGCAACTACAAAGTCACGCACTACAGTTATAAATTTGGCTTTAGGTGCTGTGGCTGATACATCTGCAAATGAAGTAGAAGTGCCAATAGTCCATGCTTGTATGACTTCTTTGTTATTAGTGGCAAGTAATGTGTCACCAAATTGTGTAAAATTCCATCTATCTGAACCTGTATAGCCACCACTCTTACTAACATCAGCAAGAGCTAGGGTTGTGCCATTATATTTAAAGAGTTTAGTAGCACCACCAGCAAAGAGTTCTGTAGCTAATTGGTATTTAGCAGCAGTAACATTATTAAGAGCCTCACTAGCAGCACTAGATAAGTCTGATGATGCAGGGAATGGTGCATATCCTACTGTAAGTGGATAGACGTTATTAGCCTCTAGTAATGCACCAGTCGTAGATGGTTGGTCTGGTAACCATTCTGTAAATGCTACTCTTTGAGTTGCCATTACTTACCCCAGTTTTGTGCGTTTAATACCTCTATAAGAGCTTCTACAGTAGTTGATGCTTTGATACCAACTTCTAATCTATTAGCCTCTGCAACAATTTGTGTGCGTTTTAGAGCTACTTCTGAAGGTATTTCTACATCTCTTTCTGCTTTGCGAATAACCATCCAGTCAGTTTGTGAAAGAAGTTTACCTGCTGTATCTTTAACTTGTGCTATGAATTGAGTCTTAAGACCTTTAGTGGTAGAGCCATCTTCTTCTAGTTTATCTTCAAGAGCTTTAGGTAGGTTTGTGTCCCAGTAGAAACGATTATCTACAGGTGCTGGGTCTGCTACCCATGTAATCCCTACAGCGTTCTTTTCTTCTTCTGTAGAGAGGTTTAACCAGTTGGCTGGAAATTGTGTGCCATTAGCGTCTGCAAAAGCTGTGCCTTCTGGAAGTCTGTTACCGTTTAATAAAAACATTTGTTAGTCCTTTGTTAAATATTTAATTGCATTTGCTAATGCGTCTTTGTTATCTTTAAAATACCCTAAACCACTATTACATCCTTGACATAATAGCCCTCTAACTTCTTTGGTAGTATGACAATGGTCTACATATATATCACCTTGCTTTTGACCAAACTTATAACCACATATTTTACATTTGTTATCTTGCTCTTTTAGCATTTGGTTATAGCGTTCAATAGGTAGTTTATACTTACGCATTAATGCTGTTTCTCTTGAATACTGTTTATAAGTATCAGAGTGTCTATCTACTTTACTTGCTCTACCATGAACAGTTCTTACAGCTCTTGCTTGTTCTTTTTGATAGCATCCACAAGACTTTGTTCTACCTGACTTTAGATATTGTCCAAACACAGTGGCGTAATTACCACATTCACATAAACATAACCAAGATGTTTTTTTACCTTGATTAGCTGTTCTGTTAATTACAGTTAGTCTATTATATGTATTACCTTTTATGTCTATAAATGAAGGCATTAGAAGGCGTTGCTGTTCTTAAAAGGATTAGTTGCCCATGCCATACCAATGTAAGTTCCACCACTAGCATTAAAGCCTGCTGTAGTATTTCTTAATTTAAAGCCATTAGATAAAGCATCTATAGATGTTGCAGATGTTTCTGCTGCACTACTATTAGCTAATAATGTATTAGTGATAACATCATAAGTGTTTCTAGCAGTATCCCACATATACCAATCACCTGTAGTGTCAGTTCGCTTAATCATCACAAAACGAGGGAGAAAGCCTAAAAATACAAAACTTCCGTCAGCACTACCATTTCCAGTATAACTAAATGCTTTAGAGTAACCTGATACATCTGCCCAACAATAAGCTACAAGCGTTGCACCGCTACCATTAACACCAGCATCATTTCCTAATGAAAATACTGATGATGTAGGTGCTGTACTATTCCATACAGATGCGTCTGTTGCTACTGCAGCAGTAGTTTCTAATATCATTCTTTGAGTAGCAGCTAATGAGCCATGATACATAACCCAGCTACTTGCGGCACTTCTTTTCTTTACAATCACCATCTTTGGTGCAACACCTAACCCATGTCCTACTGTAGCATTAGCTCCTGTTCCTGTATAAGTTACCACACTAAATCCAGCAGTTGTGTTTACAGATACAGTAGATGTAATAGAACCACTTGTGTTAGATGATGTTGAGCCTTGACCAGCTTGCCATTGCCAGCCTACAAAGTTATCGCCATTATTATTTACAACACCTGTTCCAGCATTACCTACACCAACAGTAAATCCATTAGAATTAAATGAAGTTACATAGGTTGAATTAGACTGTTCTGCATTAGTTAAGCTACTAAATAATTGTGCAGAAGTTCCACGAACAGAATCAGTTAAAACATGTTGTGCAACTTGCGTTCTATCTTTAATCCATACTAAATCAGGTTTAAATTGACCTTGATTAACTGCTGTTAAACCAACTGCATTACCAGCATATAGCGTTGCATCCATATACTTATTACCTTGCAATATAGTAGTTGTAGGTAGGTTATATGTGTTTAGTGCTACATAGCCTGTAGGAGGTGTGTAAGAGAATGGTCTTTGACCAAAGTTCCATGCTATTGTGCAAGTGTTTCCTGCTCCTGAATTACATTGAGTTTGTGTAACCCAATCAGAAGAATTAGTAATAGTGTTAGCAGTTCCAAGAGCAACATTATTTTTATAAAATTGAAGTGTATTAGCAGATAAATCAACAGCAATACCAATAACATCATTTGTTGTAAAAGTAGCAAGACCTGTTTGTTGGTCTACATCATTTAATCTAATTGAACCGCTAGATAAAACAACCCATCCACCATATTGTGTTATATCAGTTACAAGTCTAATTCCAATTCTAGGTGCTGTGCCTGCTGTAAATGTAGCTTCTAAATATGTTTTAGAAGAATTTGGAAATGTCATTGTACTAACTGCTGTTTGTGCAGAAGTAGTTACACTTGTTAAATTAGCATTTGATAATGTAGGTGTTCCATATCCTGCCCATATAGGATTAATAACTGAATAATTAGCCACAGTCGCACTTGTATTAGTAGGCACATCTAGCATAGCATCATAGGTTGTGCCAGCAGTTACAGATATATTGTTAGTATTCCAATAGTTTCCGTTGCCTGAATTGTCTTTACCAAGTCCTGTGTTAGAACCTGAAGTGAGAGCTATGCTATTAAAGTTTAGGTAGAATCCGTTAGTGCCATAAGTGCCTGTGTATTTAGCTGGTTGCCATACACCTGTTGCAGAATTATAATTTCCAAATGATGATGGTGTTAATTGCTGACCATCAATAAAATTTAATTCAGTCATGTAGCCATCATAATATTGACCACCACCTTGTGCGCCAATATAACTTGTTCCGCCTGATGAGTTCCATGTTGTTACTGTATTTTGTGGATAATAAACTGAAGTTGAAAATGTAATTGCTGATCCATTAACATAAATAATTTGTCTATTTGCTGGAGTTGCTTGAGTTGTATCTACTGCAACAACAATATGATACCAAGCTGAAGGATCACGATAAAAAGCATTACTAGTCATATTAAAATTTGATGCAGTTCCGCCTGTATTATATTCATAAAAATTTAAAGTATCATTAGCACCAAAATAACAAAGTGTCCAAGGTGATGCCGCAGTATTACCTTTAGCAAATAACTGTTGTGTAACCCCTAAAGTTCCTCTTTTTATCCAAAAACTTATTGTCCATTTTTGACCGCTTGTTGGAGTAGTAAATGTTCTTGATAGATAAGCACTTGCACTACTTCTAAATCTTAAAGAATTATTTAGGTTATATCCTGCTTGTCCACTAGCACCTGCTATTACATTTGAGCCAATAATTGACATTCGTAATCCTTAACTATAATTAGCGGTAAATACTGCATGGATAGAAGTAGATGTTCTGACTACATAATCTATGCGGTCTACAGAAGAAGCAGCAGTTGATAAGGTAGGTGCTGTGCCACCAGCAAAGTCCCAATATGAACCATAAGCTAATGTGCGTGAACCTGTGCCATCTTGTGATACAAAGATAGAACCACTTTGTCCTGCTGTAATGTTAGTAGGGTTAGCTAAAGTTCTATTGCCACCTAGTGTAACTGAATAATTATTAGTGACAGAAAAGTCTGGTGTAATAGTAGCACCATCTGTTAAAGCAGTAATTGTGCCTCGTTGTGATGCGGTAAATGTTTGTGCTGTATTAAGAAATGCTGTGTTAGCACTATACGCTTGCACATCTGTTCCAATAACAAGTCCTAGTGATGTTCTAGCACCTGCCGCAGTTGAAGCTGCTGTACCACCTTGAGCTACTGGAAGTGTAGTCGTAAAGCCTTGTATATCAGCATCCCAAGAAGCAGCAGTTGTGCCTGTAATTAAGATACAAGTGCAAACTGTGGTAACGCCTGCTGGGACAGTAGCCACTAGGTTTCCACCTGATGAATTGACTGTGATAGCACCTGACGAGTTATTATGTATCTCGTAGCGTTGTCCTGTGACTA